AGTCGCCCATTTTGTCATTTAATGCACCTAACTCTCTTTGAACTTTTTGAAATTCCGCAGTACCTTCTGGCAATCGAGCCAACTCTTCGCGTAATCTACGCATTTGAGTGCGCATCGATTCAACGCGCTCGGTGCCTTGTATATCTATTTCAACAACTGTCTTTTGTGTAGCCATTAGAATAACATTTTAATGAGGTAAATAATGCCTATAATTAAAGACGCAGAAATCACGAAATTTATGAAGTTAGTTGTAAAATTTGGTAACTTATTTTCTTTGCTCGGTAGGTCTTTACCTATTCCGTGTTTCAACATCTCTTTGATGTTTTTAAATGTGTCGTGTGGGTTATTCATAGTGATATTGTGTGTAAGTTAATTGACCGCTAATGTTTATTGAATTGTACGGATAAGATGTTGCGTTGTCCAATAAGACAAGTATTGCAAAGGTACTACCGACCACATCCAAATCTATAACAAAGTTGCCATCTATGTCAATAGGTGTTTCATCGATAGTAGTAACGTTTTTAAGGCTAATCGTTCCACCACTTTGAACAATATGTAGATTATACTCACCGCTTACTGATGCATCTATTACCGCACCAACTTGCCCAACCATTAAACGCAATTTGACCAACCAAACGGAATCGTCTGGCATATTGATGTAAGTTAAACCATAAGCAGCCAAAGTAATCGATGTCGTATCGTTGGTAAAGTCACCTTTGCCACATACAGGAATCAATCCGTTTTGCATCTCGCCAACATACGCACCCGCGCTTCCGATTGTCGCACCGCCGTTCAACACATTAGAGTTGTAACCCATAACAAAGACGGAATCTAAACCGCTATCTAATCGATTACCACTACCCAACACTATCGAATTGTCATTACCCGAACCAACAAAGTTGTTATCCGTTACAACTAGTCCCGACTTTTCTTGTGGTGGGTTGGATAAAGTTTTTTCGGTTGTTAATTGTGCGCTCTTTGGCTTACCGCTTCCATCGGAATCCCGAGAGAATGCATAACATCCGCCATCTATCCAATTATAATTATAGGTCTCACAGCAAATTTGCGTAGCATCCGCAGGATTACCATCAACATCCACGAAAGCAACCGCACCAAGTGCTGTAATTGATGATGGAGTTAGTAGACAATCGGGAGTTGCAGTCACTTGCTTAATCAAAGTAACCTTAACCGTATCTTGTGTGCCAACTACATAATCACTAATTGAGAGGATTCTCCAATACGAGTCCTTAATGAATATCTTATCGTTAAAGTTAAAGTTATAAATGTCTGCAAATTCAAGCGAAAAGAAAGCCTCTAATACTCTCGCATCAGGTGCGTAAATGTTTTCTATGTATTCGTTCCAATAACGCGCGTAAAGCGTTTTGTATGGAATCGAACTCACCTCACATAAAGGTGTTTCCTGTCCAAAGTTCAAATCTTTACTTGTAATAGATGGCAAAAAGTCCGAGTAATGACTAAACATAAACGCGGTAACTTGGTTAACTCCATTTGTTGTGTCATTGTACACGTTAAAGTTCATCGTTTCGCCTGTCTTGTAAAGTATTCGTGGGTTAGGTGCTGAATACTGATACTGGTCATTAACGAATTTAGGGATGGCGTAAGATGTCGCCTTAATCGGAACGATAGGAGTTGAACCGAAATACAACTCTATTTTTTGTTCATCAGTTGCAAAGTCGTTCTGTGGATCAACCAATTCCAACCTACCATAAACGCGGTCTCCTTGCGTATTATAAAGGTTGTTGAATAGGTCGGAACTTGACTTATAAGTCCACGTATTCTTTCTAGCTTGGTAATCGGTTGTAGCGGTTAGTGTAATGTCCTTACTGATGTCAAGTAATGTAGTCCAATCTTTAGAAACTCCTTGACTGATATACTCGGTGAATGGTATTAAATCAATAATCTTTTGATTGACTTTATCAGGAACAATTACTAGGTTATACATCTTGAAAAGCGAATCCATAAATTCGCTACACTTCATTATAGGCGCATTCGCTGACCAATCAATTATATTTCCATACAATGGTTTAGTTATCTCGTTGGCTTCAAATGCAACACTTTTTAAAGTAAATGTTCCTGTGAATGATGTCCAAGATGTAGAAAAAGTATCTAATTGAATTAATACAGGTTCGATAGTTTCACCTGATTCTAAAAATATATTTGGTGTTTGATTACCTCCAAACCTATCCGAGTTGGTATAAAAGACATCATTACCATCATTACTAAACTCAAAAAATGAAAGATTGCCAACCGAATCAAGGAATGTTTTATTGCCGAGTAAGTCGGTTTTTATGTATCTAATACCTATTGTTGAATTGGTATTCGCATCAACTTGCGCGGTAATATACGTAGTGAATTTGTAGTTACCGCTAAATGGAGCGGTGTATACGTTGCCTGTGATGTTTGAACCTGGGTCACTTGTGATATTCAAAGTTGGCAAATGATACACCGAGTTAGTGTAACCATTGATTGTCTCGTTTGCAAAGTCACCAACTACAAAAGTTTCATCGGGTGTGTATCCATTCAACTTGAATTTCGCAGTTTCGGGATTGCCTCCACCTTGTTGTATTTGTCCCGATTCGCTAGTCCACGGAATATACATGAAATCAAGTTCACTAGTTAGTGTACTCGAGTTGTCTCCAAGTTCAAATCCACTCAAAGACATTATCTTGTTGAAGATATACCTAGCTGAAACAAATGGAGTTAACTCACCTGCTTTCGCTACTACGTTTCTATTAGTTGAATTGATACAACGCGAGTTAGCATCGTTCACATTACCAACCCAATTTTGCCCCCTATCGGTTAGACTTAAGTAAATATCCGTTTCAGAGTTAAACGTTGCAATATTGTCATATTCTACAACGTAGTTATAATCGGTTTGCAGTTGTGTTGAAATATAACCTTTGAAATCATTATCAGCAATGTTCTTAAAGAAGTCAACAACGTTGCCAAAGAATACAATTTCATATTCGCTCACCTCACCATTTGATGTATAACAAGCCTTAAATTGGCAGTTACCTTCTAGGATAGGTATTGTGTCAACCGTGATAATTGCGTTTAGTTTTCGCTTTGGATTAAACGATGCAAATTGGTAAGTGTTTTCTTGAATGAACCCAAATATCTTTCCGTTTGTTTGCGTTGCAGGAATGCGAAAGGTACGCGAGTACGATCCACGTGGCTTCAAATCTTTGATGTCACTAAAGTTGAACTGAAGCGAGATAGTCTCGTTTTCGTAAAGGTCGACCAACGTAGGTACATTGTCGCCTTGTGAATATATAATTAGTGCTGTTTCCATTATTTGCTATTAAGGACAATTACCAAATCCAACCGTTACATAAATATTACCGCTAACTAATGCACCGCCCGACCAAGTCGGAAGTGTTAACCTAAAGTAGTTCGTACCTGTAGTGGTGTGAGTACCCCAAACACCTGTCGCGATTATTGGAGTTCCAAACGTTTGCAATCCATTTAAACTTGTGGTAGTTCCACCTCCCGTAAGTTGGTCACCAAGTGCGATTCGTCCTGCGCTAACAAAGTTAGATGGACAATTAAAGGTATAATCTACGCGCACGTAGTATGTTTCACCTGGTGTTGGTGTTTCGGACAACGCATTGAGAACACTAACCAAAATATAACGACCACTTGATGAGTTCGTCACTACGATGTTTGCAGCATTACCAAAGTTTGCACCCAAAGACAACGGAGATGAACTCGTAATTAAACCGAATGTGGTGTAATAACTACAAGCTACAGGCGAAGGAATTGGGAAAGGTGTATTGTCAATGTTCAACGTTTCGTTCTCGTTGGCAATTTGTAGTCTCAATGTTTGGTTGTACTTGCGTGAGTTTCTTTCCCTACGCATTAAGTAGTTATTGTCTTCAACTACAACGGGAACAACCGAGTAACCGTCAACGTTATCGTCAACCATCCAAACGGATTTTGAACGGAACAAATCGCGCATATACTTGAACTCTGATTCAGTTAACCAATTTGAATTTAAGTTCAAAAAGGTTTTAACAATAGGCTCTCTTTCGGTTAGTGAACGTGAGAAAGCCTCGGTACTAAATGGGTTTTCAGTTGTCGCATTATTGTAGTCACCTGAATACTGCTTGTATCGTTTCTTTTCGACCTCAATAGACCTTTCGTTTTTCTTAATGAAGGAGTAACTATCCCAACCACCCATTTGATTAAGCCAATACAAGTGAACTGGGTTATACTTGCAATCGCTTTCAATGTAGTATCCATAACGCGCGGTTAAATCACCATCTTCACCCACACCTGCAATCACCCAAAACATTGTATTATCCGCAGTCGTTTGGTCAATATATCCACCATTCACCAAGTTCTTTAATCCTGTAGGTAAATGAAACAACGCGCCTGCGCTTAATGTAAATGGAATATCAATACTCGCTAAACTTGTTCCACTCTCATCGTAGAAATCAATTTCGAAATTGGTAATTGATAACGTTGGATAATTCTCATTTATGAACGTTCCATCGTCAGCAATAAACGAAAGTATGCGATATGCACTATCTTCTTGCCCTGCTACATTTGAACGTGAAATCTTTTGCCAGTTTACAAGGGGATTTTGAAGGTTAGATGGAAGGTTAATAGCTTGAGATACTAGACCATCATTAAACCCAAGTGTGTTGTCGTAGGCTTGTGATAATGCTAAAGGTTTGGTATCGTTTGTACCCATCACGATAAAGTTCTGCTTACCGCTACCATATACTACCATTAAATCGTATTGAACCGTATCGGTTTCATCCTCTGTAAATACTCCTGCTATATTCCAACCCTCAAAACATTGAACCCTAAATCTATTCACGTTTAACGCATCCGAGTTAAGCGGTGCGCTAATATGAACCAAAACATCGGTTGTATTATACACCATTGGTGTGGGAACTAACTGATTGAATATTGTCTTTAAATTAAACACACCATTCAACGCGGCATTTGGTGAAACGTAGAACTTGTATTCATTGCTAGTTATATAGTCACTAACATTAAACACGTATTTAAATCCATCTTCAGCTACGTTATCGGATGACATTGTCACCGCTACATCGTTGTTTGAATATGCAAGACCTTTAAACTCATCGTTTCCTTGAGCCGAAAGTCCTGTAATTTTTGTCGTTATCATACTTTAATCTTTTTTTGTAAGTTATCTTCAATTACAATTTTAATTTCTTTACCTAAAGCCTCTGCAAATTGAGGTTCATAAACATCAACCAAATCATTGATAGCATCGCGCCAATAGAATAGTGGTTGTATTCCACGCCTACGGATTGAACGCATGATATTAAAAGCCATTGCCTTCTTTGCATTCTCTTTTGCTTCTGGAGTTTTGAATGTGGCGAAACTTCCGTTCTTGTTACGTGGCTTAATTCCTTTTATCGACATCCAATCGTAAATAGCCTTTTGCATTACACCCATTCCATCAACTTTCTGCCCACCACTTCCGCCACTCTTAAACGAATAAGGTGAACCTACATTCCCACGTGTACCATTTACCCCACGTTCTACAAAGTCGGCATATTGTGAAGGCTTACCTTTGGCGAAGAATTCAAGAAGTCCTTTTTTTGAGTTGTAATAAAAGCCTAATGACTTTCTTAAATTGTCACTCGCAACCGCACGTCTTTTCTTTCCTTTAACGGTACGATATGCACCGAGATTCTGCATTGCCTTCTCAACAACATCAGCACCAAATTGATTGATTAAATCGTTAAGCGGTGAACTAGCCATTGAACGCAGTGAATTTCGTGAATGCAGTGTTACTATCCTCTATTAACAAGTCAACAAAGGCATCTATTCCTTTAACTTCTAATCCTTCGCGAAATACCAAGTAATCTTCCGATTCATCGTAGCCAAAAAAGATATTTTGCTTAATTACGTGAATGATAGTTAACTCATCCTTTTCAATTATTTGATATCTCATATAGTAATTTTTACTGATTGTCCCGAACTTGCCGCAGCAGTTGCTGAACCTGCATTGATAAATCCAAATGTCCAACCATCTCCTGCTGAAAGTGTAGTTGAATTAGTTGTATTTGAATAAGTACCTGCAGCAGAACTACCTGCGATAGTTAAAGTTAATGCTGTAATTGTTCCATTTTTATATATTGCTACCTGTAAAGATGCCAAAGCATTCATTGTAGCGGTTGTCCTAACATATAAATCACTTATTGTACACGCGGATGATGTTGGTATTCTAACTTGAGATTCAGCTGTTGTTCCAGCTACACTACCATATCTTGTAGCACCTGCTGCTAAACCAGTTGCTGATCCACCTAAATAATAATTCGATGCACCACCCCCGCTACTTACTTTTGAATTAAGTTGCGTTTGAATATTGGAAGTTACTCCACTTAAATAGCCTATTTCATTTGATGTTGTAGCCGCTACCGCTACTTTACCACCACCATCGGAAACCAACGCGCGATATGTAGTAAGGTTTGAACTTGTGATTGTACTTGCCGCACCTGTAATTGTGTCTTGTTTAGTGGATAATGCGTTGCTTGTTTCCCAAAGTGAAGTAGTTGTGTTGTATTTTAAGATATCATTGTTGTTAGGAGATACCGCGCTAACGTTGTGTAGTTCGTCCATCTCGTAACCATTTTGAACCCTAACATACATTCGACCTGCTGAACCATTACTTGCGGTGGTCACGAACCCCAAATATACTAAGTGATTAGGTGCTAATGGTTTGGTTTGACTAAATGAACCTGCGGTTGCACCCAAGTACACCGCATCACCATCCGCCCAAGTTGATGTGGGGAATAAATTAAGACCATCAATTTGACCTTGCATTATAATTAACCCCTTTTGATTAGCCGCAATGGATGTACTTAATACAATACCTATTGTTTGTGCCGAAGTTGCATCGCTTGTATTATATGCCAACTTAACTTTTAATCGGTCACCTGTACCACCAAATGCATATACCGCCTGTCCTTTGGTTATGGTTGTAGATTCTGCATTTGTTACATATGACAATAACGTGTTTGGTGCTGTTCCAATTACTTGAAATCCATTAGTCGTTGAATTATAAACGCACAGCATTTCAGCACCGCTTATAATATCCCCACCTATTAACGCGCCATCGTTGTTTCTATATAACGTTTTAGCACCGAGTGAATTGATATTTAACGTGCAAGATGTCGTATTGCCAATCACGAATCGAACCAAAAACGCATCTCCATCACTTAATGAAGTAACTCCGCTTATGGTTGTGGTGTATGTATCAGTTCCCGTAGTTGATCCGTGCGGAATGCCACTACCACCCGAACCACCCGAATAAGGTTTCCAAGTGTTATCCGCCGCCAAGTAATCAGTTGATGAACTTGGTGTATTGGTTGTATATTGTACTTTCTTTGCCATTAGTCGCCGATATAAGGAATATCGCAAGCATCCCACAAATAATCCACCGCTAACTCAATCGATAATTGAACACCCGTTAAAACGTGGCTAAATTCCTCAACGAAAGGACTTCCGTTAATTGGTGTACTTAATACTACCGATTCATCAAAGAAGTCACCTTGTTCCAACATATTCACGAAATCAGATGCAAGTAAAATGCAATCACTTATTGCTTGTTTTTGATACTCGGTCTTTTCATCCTTATCTCTAGGGAGGTCAGCAAAGAACACATCAAATGTGTAGCTTAGTTGACCTTTGTCGAAACTTATACCCGTTGGTGTAACGTGCATCCAGGGGTATTCCGTTTCCTTTTCCAAGTCCGCTTGTGCGATTTGTCCGTGTGTGAACCTTCTTATTAACGCGTGTTGTTCAGCGAATTGCTGAAACTTTGTGATGACCACGTTATAGGTGTAAAGTGAAGATGCTGTTGCCATATATATCAAAGACGCATTTAATTACTTTTTTAGGAGTTGTTTTTGAAAAGAAAAATAATCAATACGATAAGACAAATGTGCAAAGATTGTACTGGCTTGTGTTTCTGTGATAGTATCAAATTTAGTTACATCACGATCCGCCAATTCCTCAATGACGTGAAACCATCCGTATCTTTTGCTTAAGTCGTTTGTTGCCCCACTGCTTCCTTCATCATCGCTATCGCTTTCTCCATCTCCTGCATCATCGTTGTATCTAAATACTCTAGGGAACGAGTCAACAATTCGTTTTCGATATTCGAAAAAAAAACCAACGCACCATTCGCGATTGATAGTGGCATATCATCAAACACCTTTGCATTGGCTAAATGTTCTGCGGTATATGGCTCAATTTTGTACTTTGAACCAAGTTCCGAGTGGATAGGTCGGTAAAGGATTGATAGTATCTTATTAAGGTTCTTGGGAAAGTCCTTACAGTTGCTTTCAAGGTCTAACCATTCACCAAACGAAATCTTGTTGATATCAGGAACGAACCCGTACTTATTCCACTTATACTTGTGTTCAGCTACAGGATTCTCAATAACTGATTTGAACGCATCAATCACCTTCGTTATATCTTCGGGTGATAGTTGGCGCACGTAGTCTTTAGGTTGTCCCATAATTGCGGACACCTGCCCTATCTCATTACCCTCGTTGGTAATAAAGTCAACGTATTGCTTAACCGTTATCGTTGAATAGTCAAGTGTTAACTTTACTTTACTCATCTCCCAACTGATTACTGATTAACTCAATCCATTCTTGAAATAGGTCGGTCATTGATCCTTTGGCTAACCTCTTTCTTTGTGGTGGTTGTTGTAGCCACATTCCAAACATCACACAAAGTCTGTATGTATGGTGCATTTGTTGCTCTCTTTGTTCTTCCATTAGTCTAAAGATATTTGATTATTTATTAGTAACTCATTAAATGTCTCACGTAGTTTCTCGATTGCCTCTAATTGGTCGCCATTGTAGTTATTTGTATTGTACTTAACCTGTCTTCGCATCTCTTCGCTGAATTGCCATAGCACGTAGTAAACCGAATCAATCGACATAAAACGTTTGTGGGCTTGTATGTCAATGGAATCATTCAAGTCGAACTCAATTACCGCCTTCATATCAATTCATATAGGTTAAAATTCCATCCGTTTCAAAATAATCATCTAAATAATCATAGCTGATTTTATCTTTGTTAATGACCACTCTAAACATAGCACCATCTTCGCCAAGTACCGCTACATACATTTTTGTAAATTCATTGCAAAAGAATCCACTTTCAATCATTGCCTTTTGGTAATCTTCAAAAAATTCATTATCATAAAACTTACGTTCTAACTTCGTGTATATGGTCAAGCCATTAGGCATCAAAAAATGATTTTGATATTTATCTTTGAACCATTGAGGCAATTCATACCCAGGTCTATCATTTGAACAAATTGTGCATCTATATCCCATATCTATAATTTATCACTAATTATTATTTGCACTGGCGCATCTGCATCGCCGACAATGGTGTTCCTTGCCTGTTTAGGTTTGAAATATTCAAGTGTCTTTAAATACAACTCGGAAGCAATCATTTTATCTTGGTCATCTCTCGACTTCCATAACTTATCCAAGAACGCGTTGAACTGCTCCGCTTGTTGTCCTGTAATAGATTCACCGAGTGCCTCCCATTGTAAAGTCTTTTCGGACTTAGCACCGTGAGGTCGTCCATTTGGGTTTCCGCTTTCGCCTTTTTTAAATGCCATAGTTGATAAATATTGATATTAACAATTCCAACACCATTTCGCAAATTTAATTACTGAATAAATACCCAACGCAATTAAAGCTATTTGAAGAGCAACAGCAATAATAACAAAGAACCAAGTGAAAATAAAGTATTTAATTTTTTTCATAATTGATTAAGTAAAATGTTTTTGAGGTTTGGCTTAAAGTACAAATCACTTTTCATAACCTTGCCATCTGCTCGATAGATAGGTTTGCCATCTTTATCTAGCTTCGACATATTAGAACGGTGAACCTCACTAAACATAGCCTCTAATTTGTCCTCTATTTGGAGATTACAGGCATATCCAATGAGCAAATACATTTGGTCAATGATAGCATCCGCTATTTCAAC